ACAGAAAAGCCATACCTTGCCAACTCAACATTCCCCAACTACTAAACACATGAAAAGAGAAAATATGTGCAAGATTGATGATGAATTTTTTATCACTACTCAAGGCAAGATTTATTTTAAGGGACAGGTCTATGAGTTGGAAGACTGCGACTTTAATGAAGGTGCAAAAATTGTCATCCACTATGGAGAAAAGAAAATTGAAAAGCTACTCAAAAAAGACATTAAAATAAAAGTGATCCCTGATCAGTTTATATTTCAGAAAGAAGACGACATGTTTTTATCTCCACTAGACGAGCCAATCATCACAGCACAAGCTCAGCCCGTTCAGCCCATTCACTCCACCATTGAATTGCCCCCTGAAATCAATCAGTTTGAGCAACTCATGAAAATCACAAAAGACAACACACCATTGGCGTTGATCATCCTAATCGTATTGATGTTTCAAAAGATGCAAAAGAAAGAACGAGATGATAAAGATCATGCGCTCGTTTGCGACTTTGAAAGAAAAGAGATTGAGAAAAAGATCAGCATCTTAGAAAGCAAGCTAGACACTCAAGCCAAAGATCAAGCAAAAATCCTTGTAGGTGATGATGATCTATCTGATCGATTGGATAAGGTGGAAGAGAAGATCAAGAAGATCAATGCGTCTTTGCCTTAACTAGAGGCTTTTTTAATGGAATATTCAGATGTTCTAAGACGGTATAGATAGAAGCTCTTGATAAGCCAGTGAGCTCACATATTTCTAAAATAGGTTTTCCTTGTTGATAGTACTCTTTGACCGCAAATTTTTGCATGAGCAATTTTCTTGATAGACCTTTGGGACGGCCTCCAATTCGTCCTCTCTCTCTTGCTGCTCTTAATCCTAGGATCGTTCTCTCTCTGATCAAGCCAAGCTCCATTTCAGCCAAAGCTCCAAAGATATGAAAGATAAAGACGCCCATGTGTGTGCTTGTATCAATGCCATCGCTTGTCTTAAAATGGCATCCCTTAGCTTTGATCTTTTCTACTAGATCAATCAAATCCTTCATTGATCTACCAAGACGATCAAGCTTTAAGCATACCAATGTATCGCCTTTTTTAAGCGCGTTCAAAGCCTTCTTTAGGGCTGGGCGTTCTTTAGTCTTGCCAGTCATCTTCTCTTGATAGATATCATGACAACCAACGGATTTTAAAAAATCGATTTGAAGATCTAAAGATTGATCTTCTGTGCTAACTCGTGCATATCCGATAAGCATATTTTTTCCTTGATGAGAGTATAAAATAATAACACCCTCTACCGTTTTTTATACTCAACTTATTTCTATTTTTTTTCACTCATAGATCGATTGATATAAAATCTCTCATCGATACCATACTGATGAAATAGGTTTCTCATGCGATCCCTACTGATATCAAATATTCTCGCAAGACCAGCAAATGATGAAGCTTTATCTAAAGCTTTCAATATCTCATCTTTTGAGATTGCCTTGAGCTTAGCTCTATCTTTGGCTTTAGAATGGCGATGCATTTTTTCTTTTTTAATCCCAAGCTGATCGCATTTAAATATAACAGCTGAAGGAGTAACACCAAACTGAGTAGCGATCTCTTTCCAAGTTTTATCTGATGAAACAGCCTTGATAAGATCCTCCTCTTTAAGCCTCTTTGACTGAACGCCCCTTTTTGGCTTTGTGTAGTTGCTCGAATAGCCTTGATAAACCTCGCCTCTCTCGATCATATCCTCGATCATGCACAATCTAGGATCTAAATCACTTTCAAAGAATTGCATTATCATTTCTTTTTTCTGCATCATATCATCTCCTTTTTATGCATAAAAAGCCTAGCCTCTTTGATTTTGCCTTGATAGGAATGCTCCAACTCTCTAAGGCGGTCTATTATCGTTTGATCTGTTAGCTGATATATCGCATCTAATGGGATGAAAAAATCCATGATGATGCTATCAATTGTCAATCTTGCTAAAAGTGCATTGCCTATCATTCAATGACTCCTCATAGCTTTGATATGTGATTGCATCATATTGAGCTTATTCTTGACTGTTGGAGATGTAGCAGGCAACGGCTTATCAGCAACGATCTCACTATCACGCCAAAGCCAATTTATGACATCGTACCTAAGAGCATCTAACGGATCTTCTCGACCGTCTTTTTTAGGTGTTTCTTTGCCATCCCAAGCATAAGACAAAATAGCCTTTCTAAAGCTATTCCCAGTAGAGCTTGCTCCTCGTTCCCATACTTCAGAAGTACATAAAATTCTTCTTTGATGGATCAATCGCTTGACCCTTTGAATACCGTTTAAAATATCCGTTCGTATTGGATCAGTACACCACCTAAAAGGCATCCCTATGCCACCTTGATCAGGGTGTTTTGAAAGTTCATGAAAAGCTGATTGGGCTGTACGATCTGATCTAGCTGATCCAGCCTTATCACCGCTCGCACCGTCTAGCAAAATACGATTGGGATATCGTCTAGCTAGATCACGAGGGCAAGCGATTTTTAAGACTTCTTTGGCAAGCTCTGAGAGTGTTATTTCTTGAGGGTTGATTTCAGCACAGATGACATCGGCTTCTAAGGTTGGATCATGTGCCAAGATCAAAACTGAAGGCTTTCTAAAGCCAAAGTCGATGACAAGCCTTGATGACATAGATGGATGATAATCCCAATTGCTGATAACATGGCTTGAAGTCCATTCAGAATAGATCACGCCTTGAGGTGGTCTAGGTTGATTTTCAACCATTGCCAAGCGTTCGCTTTCAGGTAGGTTCTTGACGGCATCAAACCAAGCTTCTGAGAGGTTGGCTTTATTGACATGACTAGCATAGAAGATTGGCGTACATCCAGCTTTCTCAGCAAAATCAACCCACCAAGCCCCCCAAACTGGCAAGCCCACCATGATCATCTTAGGCGATGGACCTGATCTAAGACGCCCCAAAGTTTTCTGAGCGACCTCTTCGGAAAGAGTTTGGCACTCATCAATCAATGCAAGGCCTGATGTTATGTTTAAGCCTTCCAATGGGTTATGTGTAGCGTCCCTTGTACCTGGTCTAAAATAAGATCGACACCAAACAACATGACCATTTGGGGCAGTCCATTTGCCCTCTTGCTGATGATAAATCCAACCATAAGGCACAAGCCATTTCTCTAACTCAGGGCCTAAAACAGATCTATAACGGGGGGCTGTATCAGTGACTAAGAGAGACGATTTATTGGGATGTATGCTTGACCAAGTCCACAAGGCAAAGACTAAAGCTGAAGTCTTGCCGCTACCCCACCCAGCACGGACGGCAATAAATGGATCATCTGAGTAAATCAAGCGATCAATCAGATCAACCTGCAAAGGATTTAATTTAAGCTCTAGCTCAGTCTTCTTCGTCTGTGCCATCGTCAAGTCCATTTGGAAGCTCATGCTTGATTTGTACAACTTGCCCATGTTTCTCTTTTTGCACTTGCTGAATCACATTGATGATAACCTTGCTATCATCTCCCTTAGTGTTCATGTCAATGGTCTGCTTCTCTCCAAACTCTAAAGGAAACTTCCGAGCTAGTAGCCATTGGGATGCTCTAACATCGCTTTCTGAATGCCTTTGAATGTTTTGAAGGTGCTTGAGTTTAAGGGATATTTCAGCTCTCTTGATGTCAGCCACCAACTCAGGATCATTCTTCATCCATCCGTTCCAAGTGCTATAGGCAACACCAACGATTGAGAGAGCATCACCTTGAGAAAGACCTTGAGAGATAAATTCAAGCACTTGCTCAATAGAGATTAGTCTTTTCTTTCTAGCAATTTCAGATCGTTCTTCAGCCGTCTTTTTTGTGAGTGCTGTGTTATTTTTGCCGGCCTTAGAATCAACTGTATCATTTTTAACAGCGGGCTTATTGGCTGTTGTCTGTGTTTTACTCTTTGCCATGATCAAGCTTTCTGATGATTTTAGTTGTGATTTTCTCAATAGCATCATCATCATCGCTTTCAAGTACTAAATCAATTTCATCTCTCTTCAAGCCGTCAAGCAATATCTTTTCAGCCAGCTTTGAAATCTTGACTGCATGTCTATCGCTGATCGTATCTAGCAAGCTGATCAGCTTTGTTGATACATAAAGACTCAAGATTGATTTTCTATCTTTAGGCTTCATCATAGAAAAACAACCTCAGAGGCAATGACTTTAATGTATTGTTTGCCCTCATGTTCATTGATGACAATGCGACCAATAACGGTGATCTTATCGCCCTTCTTAGCTTGAGATTGAACGATGCTAGCAAAAGCCCCCCAAACTTCGCAATTGAACCATGTTGTCTTCTCTTCGCCTTTAACCTTTTCACTATAAGCAACGGAAAAAGTAGCGAGATCTTTATCGCCAATTTTCTTGAGTTGTGGATCTTGTCCAAGTCGTCCGATAAGTGTAAATCTATTTAACATCTTTTTTTTCCTTTAGTTGATTGTACAAGCCTTGAATTTGCTTGATATGTTTTAGATGATCGAATTGTTGATTAAGCACACCGTAGCATGCATGATATTCTTCAATTGTTTCATCTTGATTGATTGACTTTTCAACATCAATTTCAATTTTTTCTTGAAGTTCTTTTTGTAATGAGTTCTGTTGTTTTTTAAGAATTTTCTCAAGTTCGCTGATCTTATTCTCAACTTCTTTATTTGAGAAATATTGTTGCTCAATCGTATTAGCATGATCAGCGATCATATCGCCAAATATAACATTGATGCATAATTTCAATGCTTCAGCGATATCAGGGGCGTCGTCTTTAAACATGGCATCAATAACTTGCTCAAGACAAATCAAGCGATTGATTAGTTTGATATTTAACATAAAAATTCTCCTTTGAATGTGTATATATAAACACATAATATTATATAATTTTATATAATATTTTTTCAAAGAGAGAGAAAATGAAAATCAATGTGAATGATGGCTTTGTTGAATTGGTCGATCATATGGGAGACGATTTAGCAATTGTCAACGCCGCTCGTGTTTCCTATGCTGGATCAAGTGACAAATGGACAGATAGAGATGATAAACTCTTAAAGTACTTATGGGAGCATGATCATACTTCACCCTTTAGACATGGGCATGTGAAATTTAGGATTAAAGCACCGATCTTTGTTTTAAGGCAATGGATGAAGCACCAAGTTGGTTGTGCATGGAATGAGCAATCAGCAAGATACACTGAGATTAAAGAAAGCTTCTTTTATCCTGATTACTTTAGACTTCAAGACACCAAGAATAAGCAAGGTTCTTTTGGTCGTCTTGATGATGATCGAGAAGATGAAGCGTTGACATTGCTAGCTCAAGGTTATCAAGTTGCTTATTACAATTATTTGCGGTTGCTTGATATGGGCGTTTGTAGAGAACAAGCTCGTGTTATCTTGCCAGTTGGAACTTATAGCGAATGCATTTGGTCTGCAAGTATTCAGGCAATCATGCACTTTTTAAACTTGCGTTTAGATAGTCATTCTCAATTTGAGATACAAGAATTTGCCAAAGCCGTGTATGATATAACTAAGCCACTTTTTCCCAAAACGATGGAGCTAGTTAAATGCAATGTCTCAGATGTAAAAATACAATAAAATCAACCTTAGCGGGCTCTAGCATTGAGTATCACTATTGCATCAAATGCAGGGCTATTTTTGATCATCAGCCTATCATCCTATCATACGATGACGTTGAATATGATGAAAGCTGGGATGACATCACAAAGGATGAAAGCGAAGACGATGAATAACTTTTTTGATGTGTGTTGGCTTGTCATGGGATTGATCTTTAACCCAACTCAAGGCAAGCAAGATTTAGGATGGGAAAAGATTATTGCTCAATCAATCCCAAGTCGCATGAGAGTATGCCAACAAGTCGCATTTAGTGCTGATAGAATGGGAGTTGATCCAAATCTGATGATTGCCATCGCTTTCTATGAGAGCAAGTTTGAGAGAGGTTTAATTTCGTCAGCTGGGGCGGTTGGAGTGATGCAAGTGAAAAAGCAATTTGTTGACTGTCAAGGATGCAATGAAATTGAGTATGGGATAAAGGCCTATCAAATATGGCTTGCTAAGAGTGAAGGCGATGTTTGTCTTGCTCTAGGTCGCTATGCTGTAGGCAATAAAGGCAAGTGTGGAAAGAGATCTAAAGCGATTATCAAGCTCGCTTCTGAGATCGCTTGTCTTGCATCCAAAGAGGATGATTGCTATGACTGCTAAAGATAAAGCATTTTTGAGTATGGCTGAGATCATGGCTAGCCTCTCACCATGTAGCAGGGCAAAAGTTGGAGCGGTGATAGTCAAGGGAGATGTGCCTATCATCTCTTCTTTCAATGGGATTGCTCGCAAGCAAAGCGGATTATGTGGGGGGGCTGATTGCCTTAGAGATAGATGTAAAATAGCAAGCGGATCAGAAAGTCAAATAGGTTGCCACCATGCTGAATTTAATGCAATTGCGAATGCTGCTAGAAATGGGATATCAACTGATGGATGCTCTATTTATGTTACTGCTCCACCTTGCTTAATGTGTGCCAAGCTAATTCATCATGCTGGGATTAAAGCCGTTATTTATGAAGATCGAGACAATCGTTGGATATCAACAGGCGAAGAGTATTTATCAGCCAATGGGATTGATCTTATTTCTTTTTGAAAAACTTAAAAATAAAATTATCTAAAAAATCTTTATCAAACAATGTTTCTACTTCATATTCATCTTGTGTATAGAGATCAGATATAAACTCGACAAAAGCTTTCATTTCGCCAAAGATGACTTTTTTTAATGCATCTCTTTTCATCATAAGTGTTTGTAACTGCCAATGTTGAGAAACCCTATATTCTTTTGATTTTACAAAAAGTGCCATTTCTTTACATAAAGAAATAAATTGCTCGCCAAAGTTTGCTTCAAAAATAGGAGCGTTCTCATCATATTGTTTTTCTTCGGTTGAGAGGAATTTTAGAACAAAATATGGATTCCCTAGTCGTCTAATAACTTGACTGTAAAAAATATATTCTGCAATGATCAATTTATTTAAATGTGAGATATTTTCTAACCCAAGTATATCATTGATTTTATTAACGATTTTTTCAGTTATAGAATAATATGGCCATACATCATTTAGAAAGTTTGATGGTCTTTTGAAATCTTTAGAAACAATTCTTTCGATCACCGCTTCAAACTCTATTTGATTCAAAAAAAAGCCACATTCTACATAAGGCAAGTTATCAGGATAAGAATAAATTTTGGCTTCAAAATCTCTTGCTCCATTAGGACGCTTTTCAAGTTCATTGATTTTATCCAAACAAATATATCTATTATTATTTTTATCCCATTCTGTGGGTTTATAATAACCAAATCGATCAGCATATAAAGCATTATTAACATTTGACATTGACCAAAGATCTATGTTATCGCAGTTTTTGGCATAAAACTTAAAAGAGAATTTTGATCTATAACAAGCAACCGTCTTATCTGATCTATAACAAGCTATTGCCTTAAATGATCTTTGGTCACATAATGTAAAGCTAGCGATTAGTTCACCTGAATCATTATAAAGCATAATCTCTTGATCAGGATCACAAATGTCTTCATCATACTCAGTACCTGGTTGAGCTTGAAATAATGAATGTTCTCTAAATTTGCATAATTCTTTAGCTTCAGCTTCATTTAAAAAGTGTTTAATATGTAGCCATAAATCACAAGCTTCCGAAGAATATGGCTTAGCGTTATCAAAGTCTTTAGAAAAATTTATATATGCTTGATGACTGAAATCAATTGGATCAAAATCTTTATCTACACTCATGTTTATCTCCTTGTATGAGGTGAAGATAAAACACATGACAATTGAAAATTCTTTCAAATTAGATAGATCAGCCCAAGTTTTGAGTTTAGTATTTTACAAGTTTCTTCACTGAAAAAAAAGGGCTGAGATTTAGATCACTCTTCAAATTCTTCAAACATTTTTTGATCATTTGATACAAGACAATAAACGCCCAAGATATCTGACTTTTTTAATCTAAAAACATTATTCAACACTGGCATATCTAAATGATCATAACTTTTAGATAAAGCCTCTATCAAGTCGCCAACTTGCATTTCTTCTTCATCTTTTGCAATGCCTATAACTCTTAGCATAATTGAGTTTTCTCTAGTATCTTCGTATTTTGCTAAAACATATCCATTCATTGGCCTAAGATAATTTACCGTTTTCATCTTTATATCCTCAGATAGATCAATTCAGCTTTAAGAGAAGGATTTGAACAGGTTTTCGCCTTAAAACTGAATTGAAGACTTGTCTGCTCTAAGGTGCTACGCGTCAATGTGATCGTTGTCTTATATGCCTCATCAAGGTTGAGCAGACAAATCTTAAACACTGGATCAAGCTATTTAATTTCAATAGACTTAAAATTTTCTTGAATGGCTTTTGAGCATTGATTGATCTTTGAAGTTGAGCATATGATAAAATTCATTTGAGGCCTGATCTTGATAATCTCATCAATGTCATTATGGAGATGTTGGAGGAATTTATTTGATTGATTTGAGTGATGATAGATGATCATGTACTCAACATTTTCCACAAGTATGTCAACCTTAACATCAACAGTATAATTATTTTGTTTTACATATCGATCATACAATTGCTTTTTCAATTGAGCTAGATATTCAAAGCTACCAAAGAACAGAGAAGGACAGCCAAACCTTCGTTCGTCTTCAGTATCCATTTGATAGAGAGCATATTTCATAATGCCTACTGCAATGTGTTCAGTAGCTGCTTTTGATCCATGAATAAAAAGCTTTTGATTAACTGGAATTGTTGTAGCATTTACAATCAAGTCTCTTTCAGCTTGTGAAAGCTTGCCCTTAAAATTCTGCAAGCTCATATCAATTTGGCTTCTAAGAAGTAAAACCTTTTCACTATTCAAAGCCCTGATGATTTTGCATTGCCTTGATAGTTCATCATTGAATTTTTTAGGCATAGCTTGATGATTGCAATATCCCATCTCTTGATTGATCTTATAGTTCTCAGGTGCATCAGGCCAATTGGATGTCAATTTAGGAAGAGGTCTATCTCCAAGGTGAATGATTTCATCTTTTAGAAGATTTCTCATGTGATCCCATCTAGGAATATGAGCATCAGATAAACAAAAAACATCATCATTCAAGACAACTTTATCGCTTGCGTCTATCTTAATAAGAAGTTCTTTCTCTCTTAATAATGTATGGTCATTTTTGCCTAAGTTTTCGGCATTTTTGCCTAAGTTTTCGGCGATTTTGTCCATAGGTATGGCCATTTTTGTCCATAGGGTATGGTCATTTTTGTCCATAGGGGGGGCGATTTTGTCCATAGGGGGGGCAGATGTATTTAAAACATGATCTAAGACCATTTGAGCTTGCTCTTTGATCATCAAATTGCTTGTATCTGCTGGCAAGATGTCTTCATTGATCTCATTAAAATCAGCCCATGTCTTCCAATATCTCAAGATCAATTTTGATGTAAAATACCATGTATTGCTTTGATATTCCTTTTTGGTCTTATCTTTATCACTTGTTTTAATGTTGTTCTCTTTATGTAAAAAGCCATGATCGCAAAGCATTTCACAAGTTCGTCTGATCGTTCTTTCATTGATGCCCAATGCACTTGAGATCTCTGAGTATCTTTGTTTGATTGATAGGTTTTTAAGTGCTGGATAAACATCATACAATTCTAAAAGCAACATAATCACTCTTTGACCGTTGGCGATAGATCCCATTGTCTTGCACCTGTTGATGTTGGAAGCAACGCCCCAACTAGAAACATTCTTTGAAAATAGCTTGCTCATATTCTCTCCTTATGTGAGCTTGATTGAGTATTGTAAACTAATTGGTTTAAAATGTAAATGTTTTAGTTGACATTTTAAACAATTTAGTTAACATAGTTTTATTGTCACCAAGGAGATAAAATGACAAAGACAAAATTTAAGATGAGAAGAATTGAAGAGCTAGGCTTAAGCATTTCAGAAATTGCTTTAAAAATGGGCGTTACAAGACAAATGATCTATAGACATCTTGAAGATCAAAACACTTGCACGATGAAAGTGGCTTTAAAGCTTCAAGATGCAACAGGCATCAGCCATCAATTTTTTATGTATCCAGTACCAACAGCACTACAATTTTCGGGAGCAAATAACAATGGCACTAAGTGAAGCAGAAATAGCTCATTGGATCGGTTGGAGCAATTGGCAAGTCGTTTCAAAGCAATATGAAGTCACTGATCGCAAGAGATGGAATGAAGAATATGATCAATGGAGAGCAAAGAATGATGCTATTCATGCTAGAAATCCATCAAGCTATGTTGAGTTTCAAAAAGATCATTCCCATTTATTGCAATCAAAAAATGGAATTGTACCATTGACAGAGAATAGGCCTGCTCAAGCTGATCCAATGCTCAAAGCATCTCAAAGATTTGATTATAATATGCAAAATCTTTGCTCTACTTATGGATATTTTTCAGAGGCAGATCTTCGCATTCCATTTATCAGAGCGGCAAGACTGATTAAGACTACATGGCTTCAATATGGTCAAGTGACTGAAGATAAAGATCAGCCTTTATTTATTAGATCAAATCCCAAAGACCCTGAAAGCGATCTTATTTATAATCAACATCGCCATAAAATTCTGAATGAGAGAGATCACCCAGCTAAAGACTGCATCTTTAGAATGGTCACAAATGAAGACATCTTTTTTAATGATACTCTCATCGCTATTTTTAGAGTTGCCAAGAGCTTGCGATCTCAAAAAAAGATGATTGATCTATGTTCAGTTTATGAAGAATATCGTCTACAGTTTGATGAGTTAAAAAAAGATTTGCCCAATCTAACTGATGTCAATTGGATTGCTGATGTGCTGACAACGATTGAATATAACTATGATACTTTATCAAATGAGATCTTTGTTGAAGAGACAATTAACCAACACATCAAATGGTATATTGCTGCAAGAACAAGCTATCTTGATGATCTCAAGGCACAACTTTTAAGACAGGGCGTTTCACTAGCATGGCTTGATGAACATTATCAAAAGCACATGCAAGTCTTAAAAGCGATGACTCCTATGAAAATTGAAAGCTTTAGCAGTCAAATTGATGAGGCTGTGAGCATGATGGAGCATAGAGTTGATGGCATCAGCACAGACTTGAAAGACCTTGACTTTATGATGAAGCTTAAAAATGGATGTCTTTATTATATTGGAGGGCGTCCAGGTATGGGCAAGACTGCATTATCTTTGCACTTTCTTTTATTATCTCAATTGCTTGATCAAAGAAAAAAGGTTTTATTCTTTAGTCTTGAGATGAGCAAAGAACAATTGATCAATCGATTGATCTGCTCTGTTGGAGGTATCAACGCCAATTTATTAAAAGACAAGCGACTAAGCGATTTAGATCAAGAAACTTTTGAGCAATATCACAAAGCAGCACAAGCTATTAAAGCATTGGATATAACACTAATTGATCAAGGTGTTGATACAATAACATCTCTTCAATCGACTTGTGAGCAAGTGAAAGATCGAGATAAGAATTTAGGCTTGATCGTTGTTGATTATCTCCAACTATTAAAAGGATCAGGACAGAATAAAAATCAGATCCGAGAGCAAGAAGTTAGCGAGATCAGCAGGGCTTTAAAGCTTCTTGCCAAGAGATGCGATTGCCCTGTTATCTGCTTAACTCAATTGAATAGACAAGTGGAAGGTCGACACGAGAAGAGACCAAGCCTAAGCGATCTTAGAGAGTCGGGATCTCTTGAACAAGACGCTGATGCTGTACTAATGCTTTATAGGGCAGACTATTATGACAAGGATGCATCGCCAAATTTAGAAATCATTGTTGCTAAAAATAGACATGGATCACTGGGAACGGCAACAGTTGAATTTGATAGAGAAACTCAAAGAATTTCAAATCTTCCATTTTCAAAGACTAAATGGTAAATACTAATCTATTTTGTAAATAATTTTATTTAATTTGTAAACTTTTTTATTGACATTGTAAACTTTTTAGTTTACATTAAAACTATAAAGACAAGCGATAAAGCAAGTCAAACATTTTACAACCTACTCAGGAGTACAAAATGAACCAATCACCTAAATGTGGATTGTTCCCAACAGTCGATAAAAGACACCTTCAAGAAGGCATCTCTCAAGAACAACGCCAAGCAATCGCAAAAAAGCAAAGCATTGGAGATATCATTAACAATGCTGGAGTGATATTCTTCCATATGTTTCTTTGGGCGATGTTTTTCTTTTCACTACTTTTTTTCGGAGAATAAGCAGATGAGCCAACTCAACACTCTCTCAAGACTCAATATCATCCAACTTGATGGCACAGGTCCATTGATGCATCAACTTGATGATTTAACAACAGACTGGACAATCGATTGCGATGATGTGGAGATCATCACTGATCGTCTCAAGATCATCATCCCAATCGCAACTCTTAACCTCTCAATCGATGCAGAACCTTCTGAAATCATTGCTGCTATCTATGATCGATTTGTAGCAATTTTGAAAAACAATTAAGGAAAAACTAAATGGCAAATCATAAACTTTTAGAATCTCTCTCTGATGTCAATGCTATTGCTGACAGTATGGAACAACTCGTAAAACTTGCTGCTTATCTCACTGCAGGCACAAATTGGAATGCTCAACAACTCGTGACAGCTTATCTCTCTTATGGGATGATGCATGGTTGGAACATTGCCCAAACTATGGAAAAGATGAACATCATTAAAGGCAAGATCACTTATCAAGCTAGTGCTATGTTTGGCATTGTCATTGCTTCTCCCAAGTGCAAGTCATGGAAAGTCTTATCAAACACTGAAGAAGAATGCTCAATTGAATTTACAAGAGGCGACAACAATCAAAAGTATGTAGTCACTTTCACGATTGCATTGGCACAGAAGCAAGGTTTGACAAATAATCGCCAATGGCAGACTATGCCCAAGCAAATGCTTATGGCTAGATGCAAGTCAATGGCTGTTCGTGATGTGTTTGGCGATGTAATCAGTGGCTATGATACGATTGAGATGGCTGATAATATGGATATGTCTGAAGAAGAAAGACTAGAAATCTTGAGTCAAGAGCTTGATACTCCAATCTATGCTGAAAGACAACCTGTTCAAAGAGCAAAGCCGGGCGTTAAGGCTGGGGCAGATACAAAAGCCAAGCCTCAAGTTCAACCTGTACAAGTTCAACCTGTGCAAGTACAAGCACCACCACAACAGCCTCAACAAGTGCAGCAGTCAGCACCACCACCACAGCCCCAACAAGTGCAACAATCAGCACCGCCCAAGACTCAAGCACCACCACCTGATCAAGCTTCACTCTTCCCAAGCGATCAAAAGCAAGCCGTTGAATATCAATCCTATCGAGACAAGGATTTAAGAGGAGGCTGGGCTGATGCCGACTACGATGAAGATGATGCTAGGGATTGGAGAGAGTCGTGGAAAATTAAATAAGGCAGACCCCACCAGCGCAAGCAGGTTCAACACTAGGATTTTCTTTAAACCCTCCTACATTTAAATCGACCTTAGACCAATCAGCCAAGAGCAATTTATTATATTTAGAAATCATATGTGCATTTGTATCGCTGACAGTTTGATAAGGTGCATTCTCATAAACATGATCGCCATAATCGGATAAAAGAGAAATGCCTTTAACGGTATCTCTAAGCGACCAAATTCTATCCGTTAGATCATCCCATTCATCAGCCTTGACGGTGCAAGTATTAGACACATTATGAGTTAATCCGAATTGATCTTTTTCCCTAAGTTGTGTTGTTGGCTTGACCCAGTGCTTTTGAATAAAAGCGACCATCGTCAAAAAGTCTTTACTAGATAAATTTTCTCTAAGCATTGCACAATATGGGGCTTCACAAGCAAAAGAAACGATCCCAACTTGTGCGTCGCTATCATCGCACACTTCGGGCAACTTGCTTAAAATCTCTTGCCAAATAGGATTTATCTTATTTATTCGCATCGTTCTAATATATCGTCTTGCATGATATGGATGGATACCAGCTGAACAGCCCGCAACCGTTGAACTATTGCCTGATGGCTTGACAGTTGTGCATCTTAGAGCGGGATTGATCTTGATTAACTTAGCAACTTCCTTATTTACAGATACAACCTCTTGCGAACATTTTTTAAGCAAGTTTTCATCAAAGATCAGATCAGACCTGCTCATAATACCCGTCATAGAAACACCTAATAAAGCATCTCTCTCTATGATCTTTTTAGTAGTCTCTCCAAGATAACCCGTCTTTGTGTAGCTTGCTTGAAGTGTACCTAAGAAAGCAGCTGCTTTACATGCACCTAAAAAATCATCAGCATCATCAAGGTTTGCAACAACAATCTCATTTAAATTGCATACAGCCCACCCGCTTGAAGTGTTGCCTTGATCGTCCTTGAATGTTGGATATAAGCCTATTTCTCCACATGGATTTGTTGAAAATTCTTTATCATAGCAAAAGAAAAAGCCGGGCTCTCCGAATTGTCTTGCGTTGTCAATGATCTGAGTAAATACAGATTTTTTCTCAAGTCCATCAAGTAGGATTTGAGCTGAAATATTCGCATAAGCTCGTTGCGGATTATCTTGCCACCAATCGCCGGTCTTAGCAGTCATCATCTCTTCATCATCAGGAGAAAATAACGCAATTGTTGCCGCTCGTCTTGAGCTGAGTAAAGCGGCGTGGCTTATGTGCATGAACATGTCAAAACACTGGATTGGTCTTAATTTGTCTTGTGCTTGATCGACAGCTTGATCAAGAATAGATCTCACCTTTTCAATAGCAACCTCAAGTACTCTCGGACCAGGTGCAACGCCACCGATTGAAATGGGAGAACCTTCGGGCCTAACTTGATCATAATGGAAGTTGATGCAATATTTAGCTTCATCTTCACTTGATGGAAGATAACTTTTTGTTAGCACATGCACAGCTTCAGCCCATCCTTCGATAGAGTCTTCAACAACATGAATTTTCTTTAGTCTAGAGTCTCTTTGATCTTTTGAAATTAAAGCGGGTAGTTTGGCGATATGATGCTTTTGTACTGAAAAACCGACACCGCATCCGCTCATGAGCAGCCAAAAACCTTCAGCAAAAAAACGCACTCTATCGATATATGAAGCAGTGCAATTGTACATTCGCATATTGTTTCTCTCAATAGCAATACCACCGAATTGTGTTGATCTTTGAGATGGGAAAACCTTTTTTTTATAAACATAGTTTTGAAAAACTTGCTCGATATCCATACTTAAAAAAGGAAATTTCTTTTGATGCATTTGCTTGACTCTTGCCATTGCATCTAAATAAGTTTCTCGCTTGCCATCAGCTTTAACATGAGCGTATTGGGTAGCAAAAGCGACTTCACCTAAAATTTTATTTTGTGACATGATCATCTCCATGTGAAAGGGATGATCATTAGAACACAAATCTTATTTATTTTTTAGAAAATCAACATTTGTCTCAATTCTTTCAAGAATAACTGTGTGCTGATTTAAAGTCTTATTGATCATATCTAGCTCAGCATCTGTTTTTTCTTGCTTGACAAGCAAAGCCATGGTTTGATGTTCGAGCAATGCGATCCTCTTATCGTATGATGAGAAGATCTTAAAAGCTGGCAGAAGAGCGGTTATAACGGCAGTTAATGCACTGATTGAGATCATATCTGAGTTCATGTTGTCACCCTTGCCATCTTGCTCTTGTGCCTCTGATATCATAATGCACAAAGTTAGAATCTAAATACTTGCCAAGCCCGCCCTCTTTGATCTTGCCTTGAGCAATCAGCTTCTCAATGCGATTGTAGATCTCTTCAGTTGGTACACCAGCGATCTTAATATCAGCTGCTTTCGCATGAAGATGTTGAGATTTATCAGCACCCCCAACCGCTGAGTTTCTAGTTGGCGAACGATATCCACTGATGATGATAATAGGCTTCTGAAAATGCTCTCTGATGATCTGAAGATTTTGCAAAAGTTCAACCGCATTGGCTACCAATTCAGGGGGGATTGAATCGCTAAACTCAAGCTCAGAAAGTTTAAAATTTTTTGTTACTTGCATGATATTATCGCTTTCTATGGGCTGTCTTTATACATGATAGTGATACAAGATGCGGGCAATGTATCGCCTGAGTAGTATGTTCTAAATGGCAATCCACTTGCCCCTGCTGATAATGCTCGAATTGATACAGTTAACGATGAAGTTGATTGTAGATTCATCATCTCTATAGATGAAGAACAATGGCCTCTTAACTCAGAATGTGACCCAATCACTCTTGAAACGCTTTGATATCTAAAAAAAGCGCTAGTTAAATCATTATAAAAACCCATCAAAATCTGAGTGCTTCCACCAGTGCCAATTAAACTTCCGTTTAAAGTAGCTATTAAAAAATAATCTTTATTCGCCGCTAGTGTAAAAGATCTTAGGTCTGCAGATAAAGAAACAATCCCTACCTCATCGCATGCTACAGAGCTAAAAAGCATTCGGGGATTTGACAAATAATTAAAATCTTGATTTTCGATTGTAATTTGAGCAATTTTAAAATTTAAATTTTCGATTGGAATAAATGACATTTAGTCTCCCCCCATCAAAATGCTATAAGTTAAATATTCGGGCTGAACGGTGTATGAAACTCCTGTAGTGATAGAAATTTCTCCATTGCCTCCTTTTGTCCAAATGGCTGCCGCTGTTACTGCATTGGCCGGTTCATATTGCTGAGAAGACAACAAACCCACTGATGTGGCTTCAGCATTTGTGATTCCCATTCGTGTAAGACCTTGAACGGTTTTCTCAATAGCTGCTTGAGGAATTACTATAGAATTTCTTAGCGTTGTAATTTTTTTAGTAGCACTAAAAGAGAAACTATATGCATCGCCTTTAATCGAATCAACTGTATATGTTGAAGATGTGACTGAGCTTTTATTTGTGAAAATAACAACTGCATTTGATTGCATTTTGCCGCCATAAGTCATAGGTCTACCTCCATGATGTAAAAGCCGAAGGTATTGACGGCAACGGCACCACCATGCCAATAAATGCCCATCTCGTTTGTGCCTAGAGTTGACGTCTTTTTTTGATAGCGAAGCTCCAATTGATCTCCAGCTGTCGCCACATATTCAGCCAATGCTATCGCATTTTCCCCATATTTCCAATTATAGCCTGGAGATGATATGATTGGGCATGTTGAAACCTGTACATTATTGACATATAAATAAAACTCAAAAGCCCATATCCCTTGAGGATCCACTACAAGTCCATTTGGCCCGCCTCTCTGATCATAAAATATTTTTATAAAAAAAACATATCTTTTAGATGCAAGCGTGATGACTGAAGATGAAATCGTACACAAAAACCCTGTATTGCTATAAAAAGCATTTGCCAATGGAAATTTTTTTAAAGTCAAATCTGATATATTGACATTAAAAAGAGTGTCTCCGGTGCCTGATATCATCGCCCATTTGCTTGCTCTAGGCGGCGCTTTTATCATGTATGACATAAATTTCCCCTTAAATGATGTGCCAATTTGACCCATCAGACACGATTGTCACTGCTGAGTATTGAGTGTAAAGAATGATGGTTAATTGTCCATCAATAGTTTGGGATGCATCTGCGTCGATTGTCACTAGAGCTGTTCCAATTCGTTTGATTTGATATTTATAGCCAGCAATAGCTGAAGCGGTCGATGGAAGTCTAATTGTAACAGCCGTTGACCCATTGCTAATCAAATAAATATCTTCAGGCACTGAGCTGTTGTATGTGATTGAATATTGATTTGATGGAAATGATGAGATTGTAGATATAGCAGGAAGAGAAACACCGCCGCCGCTAACTGTGCCCGGTTTCCATTGAGAGCTTGCGCTTTCCCAAACTAAGGCTTGCCCATTGGTTGGGGCTGTTGTAGCTGTATCCACATCGCTTAAAGCATTGATAGAAAAGCCACTTAGAGAGACGGTTGAGTCAATCTTATTTGATCCATCAACATAACTATAACTGATGCCCGTATGTGATCCACTTGTTAAAAGGGATGCACTAGCATCTTGAGCAAGTTCATCGGTGTATTGAGTGATTGTTGTAGCGATTTGCCCGCTTGTGATTGTTATCCCTGTTCCTGCACTAAAAGCATTTCTCGCAAGTGTATCAGAGAAATATTTATTTGTTGAACCCTCAGTTAAATTGTCGGTTGTCTTTGTTGCCAATCGAGTATCAAAAGCAGAATTAACCCTTGTGCTTGTATAATATAAATTTGTTGAACCTTCAGTTAAATTATCGGTTGTTTTTGTCGCAAGTCGATTGTCAAAATTTGTATTAGTGAAATAAAGATTGGTTGACCCTTGATTGATATTATCAGTTGTTAATGTCACATTCCCAGCTACTGGAGAAACAGAATTAACTGAGTTAACTGTTCCACCGTTGGCGGTAACATAGCTTTTCATTGCTGATACTGATGGGGCTTGATCGGTTTCTGATCCTGCTGTGCTATTGACAACGGCGGCGGTCTTTGCTCTTGTGCTTGTAAAATATTGATTAGTTGATCCTTCTGAAACATCATCAGTATCAAGTGAAACTGTACCTGTTTGACCATTAACTGAAACAACAGCACCACTCACACCAAAGGCAACCCATGCACTGCCATCATAAATCCAAGATGAAGAGTCGTCTGTTTGAATAGCAACATCGCCCTCTTGTGCTACAAGTGCAAGTCTAGCGGCTGCATCAGCGACAACATGAACATCAGTGATTGCTAAAGGTGGCAA